AACTGCTGTTGTTCCTCTAGCTCCTCTTACAACACCAGCGTTTAATGTGTTACTTGTTTTACCTGTATACAGTATAAGTTCGCTTTCTATTTTAATTAAACCTACAAAAGTAACAGCATCTCCACTACTACTGGTGGCAGCGGTAGATCCATCAGAAGCTCTAGTTAAATCTGAAAAAGCGTTACTTGCATTAGTTGTATACCTAATAAACTCACTGCCTATTTTTACTGTTCCCTTAGAGGGAAAGCTGGATGAATCTGCTACAGGAATAGAGGCACTTGTCGCTGTTAAATCGGCAGAAGTTGTAGTAGCAACGGTTTCAAAATCAGAAGCACTTGTAAGAACAATAGCTGATGTAATTGAATCGTTGATTCCTGTTGCTAAAGTTGTCTGAGAGTAGAAAGAAGATATACCTCCATAGAGACCTGCCCCCCAACCATTGCCTGATACCACAGTTCCTAAACCTGTATTAATTTGATAAGCCGCTATAACAGAAGACCCACCTCCTGCCGTAGACCCACTTCCCGCAGATCCTGTGGTTGTTACAGTAAAACTGTTAGAATCAATAAGGGTAATTTCATGCTCTCTATTTATTGCTGCCGCTCCAATACTATCTACAGCAGAAGACCCGCTAAAGGTTACAAAGTCCCCATTAACAGCGCCGTGAGCAGGAGCAGTTACAGTTAGTATTCCTGAACCAGCGTTACCTGTTGTAAAAGGATTAGTTCCTAAAGTTACAGTTGACCGTAGAGGAGTTACATCATTATAGCCCCCACCATTTTCAATATAAAATTTTGATTCTGTTCCAAGCCCCATAAGATTAGAGTTATCTAAGGTAGACCATGTATGTAAAGATCTTCCAACACCCTCTATGGTTTGGCTGGTCAATCGAGTCCACCCGCCCATCTTTTCGGGTCTTCCTTTACGAAACCTTATAAGATCAGAGTCAAACCACCCGTTCTCATCTCCATAAGAAGTAGTTTCTCTGTTTACTCCTGGTTTAAATGTAATTTTATTTAAAGGCATTAACCACTCTTTTTATTATGTTACTCTACTTCAACCCAACCTTTAGAATTATCGGCTTGATATACATCTTCATCCCACTGGTACATTTTGTCATCGTCTGGGTGTGCAATGGGTGCTTGCCAATCATCATTGGAGTCCAACGACCAAGAAGCAAAAGGTTGTGGTGCAATAAATTTGTCCTTAGTAGAGTCGTAGGTAAAGCCAATGCCAGCATATTGTTTTCGGATGTTGTTATTGTAGCTGGTCTTTACCCAATCATCTTTATGAACATTAGCTTGTAGCCAATCGATACAAGCCTGTTCTCCATCGTTAGTTTCCATATCATTGTCCATCACTAAGACTTGAACAACTATTTTATCTGAGTTTACCTGTGCGTAATGTGCCATTATTGAATCACCTTTAAATCTGGCTCCAGTATCTCTGGAGGCTGGGGGTTTTGTTTTTGAGTTTTGCCTTTAATGAAAGAGTCGCACTTTCCCCATTCCATCATTGAGGGAAAGATACTTATAATCTGACCTTGGATTGTAACAATCGGAACTGGAGGGTTTACAATGCAAAGGACTTCTCCTTCCGCCTGACTCTCCATACTGTGACTACAACTTCCGCAACTTTTTTTCATACTAATTCCTATTTATATTTATATCGAATGATTACGATTCCAGAACCGCCAGCGTCACCATTTCCGCCAGCACCATTTCCACCGCCTCCGCCACCGCCAGTATTGGCTGTTCCAGCGGAAGAACTAGAAACCTCTCCTTGTCCACCGCCACCGTTTCCACCTGCGCCTCCTGCTGAACTGGCATCATCTCCACCTCCGCCACCTCCCGCTCTGACGATTGAACTACCAGAAATAGTAGACGCTACTCCAACACCACCTGCGCCGCCATTTCCGCTACTAGCATTTGCACCGACTGCACCTGCTCCTCCTCCACCGCCTGAGTATGCCGCTACGGGAGAACCACCTCCCCCAGTACCACCCGCAAATCCTTGATTAGAAGTTCCAGCACCACCTGCACCAGAATAATTAGCACCACCCCCAGAACCGCCAGCGGCTCCCGAATTATTTCCACCGTTTGTAGCTGAACCACCTCCACCACCTCCAGTTGACGTAATTGATCCAAAAACTGAATTGGCTCCGTTGGCTCCTGTACCGCCAGTGCTTGTATCTCCAGCACCACCAGCACCAATTGTAACGGTGTAATCTTGAATAGCGGCTGTTAGTCCTGTCTCACTTGACCCACCTCCACCAGATGCTTCTGAGTTCCAACTAGCACGATAACCTCCTGCGCCACCTCCGCCTCCTCCTTCATTTGCCGCACCTAATCCACCGCCACCGCCTCCAGCGATAACAAGATAATCAAGAGTGCTATCAGCAACGCCAACAGTGTTGACTGAAAAGGTTCCACTAGAAGTAAATGTGTGAATAGCGTAGTCACCATCAAAAGTAATGGTACCGCCTGTAGCCTCTGTAAAATTATTTGAAGATCGGTATTTAAGAATTACAATACCAGAGCCACCTTGTCTACCTTCTGCTGTACCTCCTGTACCTCCGCCTCCACCGCCAGTATTGGCTGTGCCAGCAGTGCCTCGCACAGAACTGTCAAGGCTGTGAACTCCATTACCACCACCTCCTACTCCTCCAACGGGAAAGTTGTTACCTCCTCCGTAAGCACCTGCACCGCCTCCGCCTCCTCGAAAAGTTGCCGTTCCATCTATACTTGAGCTTAATCCAGCACCGCCATCACCGCCTGTACCACCAGAACCACCATCAACTCCAGCCGCTCCTGCGCCACCGCCACCTCCTCCTATTTGTATTGAAGAACTTGACTGCCCAGCACCGCCAGTGTGTCCCTGTGTTGGAGAAACTGGAGCAGGACTTTCACCACCGTCCCCATTAAAACCGCCTCCACCACCAGAAGACCCACCTGTTATTCCATCAGCATCTGCAACATAACCTCCGCCTCCACCACCGCCACCAGATGCTGTGATAGAACTAAATACAGAATCTCCTCCAGTACCGCCAACTACCAGTGTTCCACCATCTCCACCGCCACCGCCACCTGTCGCTCCACCAGCACCTACGGTAACTGTGTAATCTCCAGCGGAACATGATAGAGTTGCTTCAGCGGAACCGCCACCGCCTGTTGTCTCTCCAATCGTACTGTTACGATAACCTCCTGCACCTCCACCTCCTGCACGAAAACCCGTTGGGCCACCTCCGCCTCCTGCAATAACAAGGTATTGAATCGGTACTCGTTTATCGGCAGGTATTGTAAATGTACCAGATGCCGTAAATGTGTGTATTGTGTAGTTGCCTATTGTTGCAATGGTGTTACCACCTGTAGCGGCTTCTAGTGTTGGTCTGTAACTTGCTATGACTAAACCTGATCCGCCAGCAGAGCCAAAATTAGCTGTGGCATCTCCACCACCTCCGCCTGAGCCTGTATTGACTGTTCCAGCAACAGAATTTGGGTTAGATGATCCTCTGTCTCCTCCATGTCCTCCTCCACCTGATCCGCCTGATCCTGATCCACCGCTTAATCCCATTCCGCCTCCGCCACCGCCAGCACGAGTAACAGATGACCCAGTAATTGTAGACGCTACGCCAGCACCACCATTTCCAGCAGTTGTTCCAGAAACATTCGTTCCAACAGCACTTGCGCCACCGCCACCACCACCGCCTCCGTTATCAATAGGATCACCAACTCCACCAGCAAAACCTTGGTTTGAAGTTCCAGCACCTGCGTTTGACATAGGAGAACCTCCCCACGAACCGCCACCGCCAGAACCACCATTAGCTCCAGCAGTTCCCACGCCACTATCAGTAGAACCTCCGCCACCTCCGCCTATAGATGTAATTGAACTAAAGACTGAATTTGCACCGTTTGCGCCTACAGTACTTGCGCTACCTCCACCAGCACCACCTGCTCCAACTGTGCAGGTGTAACTTCCTGTACCCAAGGTAAGACTACTTTCGCTTGATGCTCCACCGCCAGATGCTTCTCCGTTAAAAGATGCTCGATAACCTCCAGCACCACCTCCACCTGCATAACCGCCACCACCTGCTCCTCCAGCAATCACGAGATAGCTAACCGCAGTTGAACCTTTAACAACGGCAAACGTACCACTACCTGTAAATGTGTGGACAATATTCAACCCAGCACCTGTGATGGTATTACCACCTGTGGCAAAGAAGTCTGCACCAAAAGTGGATATACCACCTTGCATTGAGTAAATAGAAGCAAACATTATTGCAGAGCTTTCACTGTCAAGAGCGAGAACCCGTTTGCTTTGGTTAGATAGAAAAAGAAATCATCTCCATTTGTTGTGCTAATGTCATCACCATCGACCAGCGTGAAACCAGACGTTGTGATTGTTCCAGCACTAGCGTTATTTGTGTATTGAATTATTACGGCACAGTCATCTGTTGTCGGAGCTAATGTGTGTGCTCCACCGTTGACAGCCTTTTGTATGTTGCCGTCATCTTGATCGGGTGTGTAAGTGCCAGAAGATTTAGTGCCAGCATCGTGTACCGTTGTTGAAAAACCAGCAGTAAGATTGTCGGCAGTGTCAGCTTTCAAAATGTCTGCATCAAATGCTTGTACATCAGACCCTATTGCTACGCCAATAGAAGTTCTAAGTGTAGCTCCACTTTCTGCAACTGGGTCAGTTGTACCGTCACCTACGATCATCTCACCGTCACCTAGTACAGACATTGCTGTGATAGCTCCTGTGCCTGATCCTAGAAGAACACCGCCATCAGTTAGAGTAGAAACTCCTGTACCTCCATCAGCTACAACTAGATCAGTAATACCTGTTATTGATCCTCCTGTAATGGTAGCGGATGCTGTAGAAAATCCACCTAACACTAAACTGTTAGCAAAAAAACTAGCTACCGCTGCACCGGATCCTGCTCCATCACAATAAACAAGGTCGGCTGCTCCATTAGCAATAGTTACATTTGCACCAGATCCTTGAGAAAGAATTAAACTATAAGGTCCACTAGATCCTGAATCCGTTGTTGCGTTTATCACAAAGAAATAAGCTGTTGTTGTGTTAGGGGCTATGGTTATAGTGCAATTCTGACCTAAAGCGCCTGTAAATTTAAGTACTCTAAACATTCCGTCTTGAAGATTTTCAGTACCAGAACCTGGAGAAGCTTCTCTAACAGTAAGGGTAGCCGTAGAAGCATCTGAAAGAGCTACAGATTTATATGAAGCTATTCTATCTAAAATGTCGTAATTAAAATTTGTTGTCGTACCCCACGAACCTGACTGTTCGCCAGTGGCGATTTCCTCAAAGCCGTAGTTTGTTGTAAATGATGATGCCATGATTAAATCCTTATGCCGCTATTATATCTGTCCATGTTGTACCACTGGAAGTGTTTATAACGGGAAAATTAGTTCCACTTCCTGTTGTATCTATTTTTTGCCAAACTACAAGTGTTCCTATACTACCAGTTGCCGAAACCCCTGTAACTGTAAAACTTGTGGCCTTACCTACATCTCCTATTGCACTTGTTGCTAAAACCCCAGTAGGATTAACGATATTAACTTCTGTGCTTAACGTGGGTGTTCCTAACGACCCCGTTGCACTAACACCCGCTGGGGCTATAGTGACTGTTACAAATACAGAAGGACTTCCTACTGCACCTGTTGCACTAACACCCGCTGGGGCTATAGTGATGGGTAAGCTTATAACGGGACTTCCTACTGCACCTGTTGCACTAACACCCGTAACACTAACTGGTAATTCTTCGCTCCAAGCACCCTCACCCCAAGTGCCTCGACCCCAGCCAGATATATTAGCCATTAACCTATCCTAATAATCGCCGTAGTAGCAGCGTTTCCTGGATACTGAATAGTAAAATCACCAGCGGTAGAAGACTTATCTGCACCAAAATTTATTACACATACCGAAGGTGTTGCAGCGTGAGTTGTCGTTCCAGCCGTTCCGGCATTAGCTAATGTAGAATTATATATTAAAGCACCCCTTGCATTCGATATGGTAGAAGTAGAAAAGGTTGTGTCTGCAAAATCTAAGAAGGCGGTAGGTACACTTGAAGCATCTGCGAGACCTAGTGTGACACTTGCTAAAGCAGCGCCTCCAGCCGTATAATTCGTTCCACTAACTTCGTTACTTGTCGTATATCCAGTTGTATCCAGATCAATAGATGAAGAGTTTGTAAACATAGCTACTTTATAAGTGTCAGCGTTAATCGTTGAACCATCTCCTCGAGAGTGAGATGTCCAAAAATGTATACCCGCTTGTATTTCTCTTTTATAAGATCCGCACATAGCGGATGAACCAATTGCCATATCAAAGTCTCCTTATTATTTCAGCTATGTCTTCATGACCTTGCTTTTTCATTAAAGCCCAAATTGTTGTTCTTTCGCTAAGTGCCATACTTTTCATATAATATATAAGTATTTCTTTCAACTTATCTCTGTGCGCTATAGCTTGATCCCGTATGACAGGTGGAGCGTTTTCGCTAACAATCATAATTTTATTTAAGGCCATATCTGCTAATTGTTCGGGACTATGACCACTATTATTACTAGTGTAGACCATCACATTCCCTACATCGGAAGACCCATTTGCTTGAAGCATTATTCTACCTCTCTTCTAAGTCTATCATACCTATACTGATCTCTAGTGTTTCGTCCCTCACCAAGGTTTTTAAGCCACCTCATTGCTTCTTGAAACCTACCGTTATAAATGTTTAGTAATCCCTCATCACCCTTCATAAAAGTATAAGCTTCAACTAAGGAGCCGTATAGAAGGGCTAATTGTGCATTATCGCCTAACCATGTGGTTCCGCTATCCGCACCAGCGGTTATAGAAGCTGGCCTGTAATAGTAATGAAGCTCCATAGTTAAAGCAGAACTTGGAGTTGGCGCTAATATAAAAGCGGTGTCATCCCAATCAGCATAGTATATGGGAATACCTGACGTAGCGGGATTAGGTGTAAAATCTTGTAAAAAGGTTGAGTGTTTATACAACAAAAACTCATTACTAGATCCATTAACAACACTTAACGATAACGGAGAAAGTATATCTGTAGGCTTTGTTAAAAATTTATTGTTTTGTTGAGTTGTACCCGTAGTGTATTTTCTAAAAACGTCAAGCTGAACTTCTTTAAAAATTCTCTCTTCTGCGTTTATAATAAACCTAGATAACTGTGATACAAAAGTAGACTCTGTGTTTTCTGTGTAATCTTGTATCGCTGTTTTTAAAGTTGCAAATGTATAAGCCATGTTAAGCACTCACCGTTACAGGACCAGCGGAAGCAAAAGAACCGCCTCCTTGAACACCGCCTATTGTCCCTGTTTCACTAGATCCACTACTAGAAATATCTATCGTGTAGTCGTATCGAACAGTATCTCCGTATACTTGTGTTATAGCATAACCAGTACTAAACTCCAAAACGGTAGATGTAAAACCATCGAAAGCTTCAGTGTTTCTAAAACGAATAATGTCTCCTACAGATCTATTACTGCCGGGTTCTGTAATTCTAACAATAGATGATCCTACATTAACAGACTCAAAAGGATTGTTTGGTAATAAAACTTCTACGGGTGGTTCTGTTCTATCGGGTCTAGCAAAACGTAAAGCTTCTGGATCTGCTACAGCACGTCTGGGGCTAAGTTGAGGTTGTTTAATTTCAAACTCATCTTTTCCTACCATCATACCTGTCCATTCTTTTACTAAATCTCTCATTCGATACGCTCTTCCAGAACGATCAGACAACCCCATTGCGTATTTACCTGAAGCATATTTAGGCATCAGGATACACTCAACGAAGAATATGTTGGAACAAGTCGTAAGGCTGTTCTTTCTCCGTCCTCAGAGGCTGCTCTTTGAAACTCTTCTTCATAAATATCTTTAAGCATACCTATTCTATCTGGCGCTTTTTTTACAGATAAGTAATATGCTAATCCAGCCGTTAAACACGGTAAAAATCTAAAAGGTATATCGGCATCATTTGTAGCTACGTCTGCATCTTGTATGCGTCTTACCCTGTAATAAACAAGTTGATCGGTAGAGTTTTCAGGGGTTGACCATATAGAAATAGTTGGCGTTATCTGCCTGTCTATATAAAACTGAGAAGCTTTCCCTTGAGTTGTCTTATCAGGAATACCTATATAATCTGAACGTCCAATTCTAGTAAGTCCTATATCACTACCACTTCGTCTTACAACAACTTCTAAAACATCAACCGTTGACTGAACATCAACAAGACTAAAGTTAGTTGTAACAGTTGTGGTAGCTCCACTTGAAGAACCCGTAATAGTTTCTGTTGGTGTAAAATCTTCTGTAGGAACGGTAACAGTAAGTGTTGTGGAGGAAGGTTTTGTTATGACCCCAGCAGTAGATCCGCTAGTACCTCCAGTAATAGTTTCTCCTACAGAAAAGCTACTTGTAGCAGCTACTGTTAAAGTAATAGTTCCTATTGGATATGTCGAAATAGAAGATGTAGAAGAAAGTTGAGCTAACGTTTGCGTTAACTCTTCTACGGTCCAAAGATTTAAACCTCTATTTGCCCAATCAGCAAATAATATATTTAAAGATCTTCTAGCAGTGAGAGAGTCGTATCCTGTACGAAGTTCAAGCCCACATCTCTCAAAAGCTTCTTCTGTAATCTCAGCCATGTTTAAATTAAAATCAGACGATCCAGAAGTTGCCATGTTTATCTCCTTAAAGGATTATATCATCCTTTCATTAACGAATCTATTTTATTCTCTAATCGATCAAATCGATCATGTAGTCTGGTTATATCTTTTGCAAGATCGTCTTTAGAAACATAATCTCTAGCTACTTCTTCTCTTGTTTTGTTTAAAAGAATATCTAAACGTTGAACTGTAGCGTGATGACTTTTAAGAAAGAAAAGAGAAATGGCCCCAGCTAATGTGAGAATACCATTCCACATATATGAGGTCATTTCATCCATCTTAATACGATTTAGCAACTTCTATAACAATGCTGTAAGTATCTCCTGAAGAATGTCCCACTGTAGTCAGTAAGATATCTCCAGTAACGCCACTTCCAGCATAATTAGGAAGTCCAGTAACTTGATCTGAAAGATCTATAGTATCGGTATAATCTGCTGGTAATCCTATCGCAACGACATTAGTTGTTGCGTCATATAAAAGAGTTACCGACATTCCCACAGTTGAAAAAGTAATTTTACTGATACTAATAGAAGTTATTGCATCGCCTTCAGCATTAGTTGAAAGAGTTGACATATCAATTTTTTTAACTGCCGACTCTCCCGTTCCATCACTAAGGTTAGTTAGGTAAAAAACAGCTTTTTTAGGACCGTCCTGTAGTTTTTCTATGTTGACCGCATCTGCCATAACTTACTCCTTAATCACCTTACACATTAATTAAGCTACTTGTACATACTCAATTATAAAGGTAAAAGAGCCAGCCGTAGTAGCATTTACAGTATTGGTAATATTACAAAAGATGGTGCGTTCTGCTGATGTGTACTGCACAGAAGCAGGAGCAGTAGTAGCGTCTTGGGTTTGAAGAACAAGAGATGTTACCGTAACGTTTCCGATAACAACAGTTGTACCCCCATCCAATATTTCATCAGTCTGAGCGGCAACAATTTGAGCACCAGAACTCGATGTACCAACTTCATAACCAATATCACCAGTACCAATGACGGGTGCTGTAGCACAAAAGATTTTAATATCTGTTATGATAGTGTTAGCAGGTTGAGTAAACTCACCAATTGCCGGACTATCTCCAGCAGTAGTGTTAACTGTAACACCAGTAGCAAAACCCACATGCTTAATATATTTATCTGTAACAATTCCTGTTGAAGCAATATCAAAAGTAGTGGTTTCAGCGCCTGTTGTGGCGTTAGTGTTGATAACTTCAAAACCGTTTTCGGAGCGGACGGGACCGCTAAAAGTTGAATTACCCATAATAGGTTACTCCTTACAAAGTATGCGACTCTATAGTCTTGTAAGCGTCTGCTGGGGCAGTCTATAAAGTCAAAAATCCCAGAAAATAAGGAGAGAGTTTCCCCTCTCCTTAATTCAGTTAAGCGCCGGGTGAACCGTACACGCAACGTGGGTCAGAGTAACCGAAGCTATAACGCTCACGGGCTTTGTACCGTACATTACC